TGGAGAACACCTCTTTGCATATCTCTAAAAATCTGTGAAGGCACATCACCCCTCATTATCCTTCCCTTTAGCCCTGGCTGATTTGTTGGTAACTCTACGGTTTGTTTACTTTTTCTTGGGGTCATTGTAGAATCTCCTTGCTTACTCCATGTCCACAACAAACACTTGATACATCCTTTATGTAACCCTTACATGCATCATATCCCTCTGGGGTAGGCAACTGACTACACCTTCTACATCTCCTCTGTCCAGTAATGGGTTCTCCTGTGTCTTGATACACCCACTTGTCCTTCTTCCAAATTATCTTCCAACCCCTCTCCTGTGATATAATCATCCCCAATACCTCATAATAAACTTCTTTAACTCACTATAAAGCCTTTCAGGATCAACCTTAAAACAATCAAACTTATGGTTACACTTAACCGACTGCTCAAAACAACTGGGACACTTAATCCACTTATTAACCTCTACTGCTGTTGCTCCCTCTGGGAACAATGGGTGCAACACTAAGCGTTCCTCTGGTCTGCTTGGAGCCAGGACAGCTATGGTTGGGGTCTTAGTGAAATGGCTCACCCAAAGAGGAGAGGAATCCATTGTTATCAGGCATCTTGCCTTACCTATCCAACTGAACAACTCTGGAAGAGTGCTTGTTAGATAAGCCTTCCTTGTAAATCTGTTAGAAGCCTTGGGAAGAGGAACACTCTGACCAATATAGAAGGTTGATATCTTGTCCCTGTTGAGACGCTTTATAACCTCTTGAATTACATTGTTTGGCAACCCACGTCTCTCTGTATTTCCCTTACCCTGGAAAACAATAAAGGGTTCCTTGGCTTCACTAAACTCAACCTCTGGAAACCTCTCTGGTTCCCAATCCCAGTCCAACTTGTCTTGATAGAAAGGAAGCCCTATTGCTTTGAAGTATATTTGAACCCTGGGAATCTTTTGCAATTTTTTGTTTGTGTGATCTCTCTCAAGAAGGTAGTTTAAAAAGACCCCTAATCCTTCTGGTCTTACTTCCTCTGATTGATACCTCACTTCTAATCTCTCCAAAAGGTCACAAAATTGCTTAGCAACCCTTAAATATGGTTTATAGCCTAACGCTTCTAATCTCCTATACACTGGTATCAGCATCAACGTATCACCCAATGAAAATGTCCTTTCCAAGTAGAAAGTCTTAACATCTCTCTCCCTTACTACTTCCATAAAATTCTCTACTGGCTTCAGGAACCCATACCAGCCACCGTTTATCTGTGTTGTGTCTATAACACCTTTATCTGGCACCCTGCATATGTTTCCATTGATATCTTTGAATATCTGGTTCATACCTGTATCATTGATTGCAAAATTGAATAGCTTCATTTCTTATCACCTTCTTTTTATTTTATTTTCTATTTGCTACTTCTGGAAGAGTTGCCTCATTCCTTTCACATATCTTATACCCATCCCAAATCAACGTCTTTTTATCCACCTCTCCATTGGCTAAATATTCTTTTTTTAACACATCCTTCTCTTTTCCTTTTTTAACTGTGCTGAGACTGTAGCCTAAATATTCTCTCCATCTCCCCATTAGGTAGGATTTAAGAGCATCCATCTCCTTCTTATCTAACACCCTTATATCACCTAACTTCTTCTTCAGCATTTCCTTTACAAGTAAAAAATAATGTTCTTTTGCCTTCACGCTTCCCTTTACTGAATCAGCAAGCTTGAAGTAGTAGTTGACCATATTTACATACCTGCTCAATGCTTTTCTTTTGCCTGTATCTTCTTCCTTTAACACATTCTCATACACATACTTTAATCTCAAATGGTGATTAAACTGACTTAGGTCAAATCCCATTGTCTTCTCCTTTATTAGATTTTTTAACACCTTTACATGCCTACATACACGCCTTGTTCTGAAAGACCTGTTACGGAGCTCTCAGGAGCTTAGACACGTATATTTTACCCATATCATTGCCCTCTTTGGCACTTTATCATGTTTTCTGGGGTCAATACCTCTTTTTCTCTCTTCAAAGTTTATCATTTCACACTTTTTAACTTTATCAATTTCGTGTCCCTCTTTTTTGTTCATGCTTCTGGTCTGTTCACTGTTAATGAACATCTTCATGTCCTGAACACACATATAACTCTTATATAACTTTTAATATCATTTTTAAGTGGTGGGGAAAGCCTAAGCCTTCCCCAGCCCACTATTATCATTCTGGTTGAGTTTTATGACAAGGTTATTGTCACTGTAGCTAAACCATTGTTTGTAGTTCCAACTGATGTCTCTGGGATTATGCCATGAGCATATCTGGTCATAGCACCTTTAGCAAACTGCGTAAAGTCATCAGAGATTATATACTTTTCACTTGTGAATAATGGAATATAAGGAGCATAATAGCCCACTGCATATTGCCAATTATCGCCTTTGAATCCCATAAGGATTTTGTTGGCTGTAAAATCGGGATCAACATACACTTTAAACATTCCACCACTCAGGTTTCCAACATACCGTCTTCCGAAATCACCCATATTTTCCTGAGCAAGAGCATCAACATTAAAGCTTTCCAGCTTTGACAACCTAAGATATGTATCAGCATCCATTACCAACCAATTGCAATTTCTGAACTTCACTTTATAAACTTCATTATTTGCTTCCATGATTGCGTCTTTCAACGTCTCATCATATGCCTTCCGTTCATAAGTAGCTGTATCACCAGCTAAGTATCCGTTAGCATTCCATGTTACATTATGAGCAACTCCACCTTCTAAATCTGCAATGACCTGACCATCAATCTCTCTCACAACTTCTTCAACTATCTTTGGCATCAACTCTGACTCTAAGTTCAAGTTATACTGGGATTTTAAATCCTGCTCAGCTTCAATTGTCCAATTTCCTTTTATCTTCTTTGTAACAGCAGTAACCGTTTTCTGTGAAACAGCAAAGTTCACTTCTCTGATTGTTCCCTGCTCTAAGCTGTTGGCATAGTCATTATACCTATACTGATCTAATCTCTGTCCTGCTGTGGCTCCACCACCTGTCGTTCCAAATGTGTGGTCTAACCAGTAAATTATTCCTGTTGGACCATTTAGGGGTTGTATCGAAACCAAATCCATGGCAATGAGTTTGTTATAAATTCGTCTCACTGCTGGAAGCATTGCTGTAGTAAAAGTAGCAATGTTTGTAGAAAGAGTATCTTCGTTCAATTCAGCTTTATCTAATTTTGAAAATTCTTTTTCAAGCATACCTAATGACTCTCTTTTTATCCAGCCCAGCGTCAACTCATAAATTTCTTTTCTCAAACCTGGTTTGTCTTTTCCTTCACGTTCCCTATCAATTTTTCCTTCAGCCTCATCAAGCTCCAAATTATGTCTTTTCTGAGCTTCTAAGAAACTAAAAATCTTTTCGTAATTCATCTTTTCCTCAAATTATCTGTTCTTAATAACCTTTTCTTTGTATTCGTCAAAAGAAAGGTTAGTTCCAGCTCTCTTAGCTTCTTCCCAAAGAGCCTTCAAATCCTTTTCAGTAACTTTCTTACCGTCTGGATTTTCAATCTTGCCTTTTTCAGACAAATCACCACTTATAATTTCATTCTTTTTAGCTTCTGCTAACATCTCAGAAATTTTGGTTTTTGTGGCTTCTACAGTCTCTTCAACTTTATCAACGTCTGCAACACCAACAACTTTATCGTCTTCAATCAATTCCTTTTCAATCAAGGTCTTAAAAGGTTTGTTTTCCTCTTTCTCTAATGCCTTATCCAGCTTGTCTTTCAACTCACCCTGAAGCTTTTCTTCTTTATCAACTGCTTCTTTAGCTTTCTGTTCTTCATCTTTTTCATCCTTCATCTTCTGAAGCTCTGCTTCTAAATCATTGATCCTATCTGTCTGATCTTCCTCTTCCTCTTCACCTTCCTTTTTTGGTTTTGCATCTTCTGGAATAACACCAGGAATCTCAGACAACCTACCTATAGCCTCTCTAACACCCTCTACCATACCTTCATTTGCCTGTGTTATTTCATCAATCTTCTTCTCTAACTCATCAGTAATTTCTTTTTTCCACGCTTCTTTAGTCTCAGCAATTTTGTCCTCAATTGTTTTTTCAATGTTTTTTTCCATTTCAGCTTTCAAGCCTTCCTCATAGTCTTTAAACATATCAGGATATTCTGTCTTGATTGCATCAATGTTTTCAAACTTACTCATTCTATTGTCTCCATTTTCTTCTGAGTCTTCAGCCTTATTTAACTGAGACTCAATTATTGACATGACCCTTGCATCTGGCACGCTTGGAGTTAATACAAAATCTCCAGGACTAACCAGTTGAAAGTCCTCATTAACTTCATCAAAGGAAACTTTCTTTCCTTCAATCACATCTGTTTTTTTGGTTACAGTTCCATAACCTCTTGAGCTTACACCAATCCTTCCATGCTTAATCAGAACCATGGCATTCTTGCCTCTGTCTGTGGGAAGAACTGTTGCTTCTCCAATACAACTTCCATCCTCTTCCATCCAAACTTTTGTCCAAAGATGTGATACATCATCTACTTCAGCGTCTCCACCTTTTGGATGATATGAGGCTCCGTAAATCTCACCTCTCAGGATAGCCTCAGATATCTTATCCGTCTCTCTTTTCAAAAGCTCTTTATTGTAACGTCTGTGGTTTTTATTAATAACATTTCCTTGTTGCCACTTCATACGAACCTTTAATGTGCTATCACCTGTCTTCTCATCAAACGTCTCTTCCAGAATCTCTGGTTTGGATGAAAGAAACTCTAACTTAATTGGTTTTCTCATTTTTAACCTTTAGATTTATTTCATTCTCTGCAACATTCACCAACTTATTGAATGTCAGGTCTTTCTCATACGAAACTTTTCTATCTACTTCTTGTGGAGAACCATCAAATTGGATTGTTTGATTTATAATACTATACCCAATCTTATAATACGCTTCAGGAACTTCATTTTTTTGAAATACAACTTCTGTATCTGAAAAATCTGAAACCCATACGTTCTCTCCATATGCTTGTCTAAGAGCCAACCTTAACTCATTACCAAGTGATACAAAAAGCTCAGATATAATCATTCCTTTATGTTTAATCTTATCACCCATATCACCACCACCATGAGCCTTTGACCAACTTGCCACACACCTTGCTTTCATCACTGCTGGTTTAACTTCCTGGCTGGCATTTGATTTCAACTTCTTCATACACCGTTCCATAAAACCATCCTTCTCTTCATCCTTAACTGGTTTTGGAGTAACAGGCTGATTGTCTCCTCTGGCTTCCAGCCATTTATTAACCTTGTCTATATTGTCACGAAACCTTATGTTGCTCCGTCTTCGTGATGTTGGTCTTTTTCGTCTTGTCTTTTTTGGAGAAGAACTCCTGGCTGATGTGGAGCTTCTTGAGCTTCTTGAGCTTCGGGAACTTCTTGAACTTCGGGAACTTTTATCACTTCGGGAACTGGTTTTACTTCTCCTGCGTCTCCTTGCTTCGTCTGTGTCCTCTTTCTCTTTCATTTTTTCTTTCCATTGTGAATAACATACACCAGATCGTTTAGCAGTATCTGGGAATTCTTTATTCATAACACTATCACCCATACATCTGCTAATAAATTCCTTTTCTTTTTCTTTAGACTTAGGTTTTGGTATTGGCATTTTATTCACCTCACTTTAATATCCTTTATTGGTCACTCCCCAATTAAGGTTTCTTCTTTCCGTTCACATATGCATAAACTGCATTAACTCCTGATAGACCTACTATCAAAAGTCCAATTATCCATGCTGACTTATCCAAAAAACTACTAACTAATTTTTCACTCAAACCACAATAGGGTTGAATAATTATTAGACCTAAATTAACTACACACCAACCAATGGAAACTGCTACACGTCTTCCCCACCATTTTCTTTTGTTATTGGCTTTTTCCATTCGTAATATCCTTTATGATATAAACAGCTCCAACTCCAAGAGCAACAACATTTCCAACTTTAGATACTGTTCCCCAAAATCCTTTATCCATTTCATGAACAATAAATTTCTTCATCTCCTTCATAAATATATCCTGAGCACTAATCATATCATTACTATTCTTAACCATACTCTTTAGGTTTGTATTTTCATCCTGGAGCAAATAGATTTTTGTTTTATAAAAGTCTGTGATATCAATAAGCTCCTGTTTATAACGTGGCTCTCTAATAGCTGTAAAATCCTTCCAATCATACAACTTTTGGCTTACAGATCTAAATGCAGTTACAGAAAAAACAATCCCATCATCTGTCTTCCAAACATCATTGGTTCCAAGTATGCTTCGGATATCAGAAACTAAATCCTCTGGTGGTAAATCTTCCGATCTTTCAACTAAATCATCCAGTCTCTTTGTGTCTTTTACTCTATCTGCTTCAATCTTATCAAACCTTTCATCTATCTTTGCATCCACCTTTCCAATCTTTTCTTCAATCACACTATTAGTTTTTTCTAATTCTGAATTGGCTTTTTCCAATCCATCTCTTAAACCTTTTGTATCCTTCTCCATTACTTCCAGAGTCTTTAACATCTGTTTCATCTGTCCTCTGGTCTTTCCTGACTGGTAAACAGCAAAGCATGTAATAACAAGGATAATCAATCCAATAAACCAGTATTTTTTCAACAAATCCTTCATTTTTTTCTCCTAAAAATATATTTTTAAAAATAATTTTCAAAATCCCTATAACTTGTTTATTTTCAATACAAGTATTTTAAAAAAAGTTTAAAATAAATGCCAAAAAGACTTGACAAGTATCTCTCTATCTGGTATTCTTATATTGGAGTTAATGAGATGAGACAAAAAAGAAACAAGAAAGAGAAAGGGTGCTTCAGGGTGTGGACAAAAATCAGCATCATCTGTGTGATAATGGCAATTATCATTTCAGGAAGCACATCATCCTTCTTCAGTCCTTCCAATCCCCACTATGCTGGAATCACTTCCCGATATCCCCAAATCATGAGGGTCAATTAAACACCATGAAAATTTATATTCCTGAAACATTCTCCAGCAAGGAAAAACAAAACGCTTTAGAGACAATTCAGTTCATGCGAAAGACGATCCCAATTCTACATCAAAGAATTGTGAAACAAATTTACTTTCATACGATTGACAGTTTTGAAAACTTAGATGAGAATTTTAAAACTATGATGATTGCTGGAGCCTTTCATCACACAACAAACGCAATACATATTAATCATAGTTTTTTTAATAACAATCAACAACATGTTCTGGCTCACGAAATTGGACATGCTTTTATGTTTAACATTATCACATCCAAACCAAATGGCTGGGAACAGATCATCCAACAAATAGAAGATACATTTAATAAAGCCAAATCACACCCAAAAAACTTTCCATCTCTCTGGTCAAGACAATCATACTCAGAATTTTTTGCTGAGGTTTATGGTTTCTACTTTACGGATAAAACCCAACTCACAAAAGAAGCTATCACCCTGCTGAAAAAAATTTTCAAAAGTATTAAAATAACACTTGACAAACAGTTTAAAATTAGTTATATTATAAATGGAGAGAAAAGAAAAATGAAACAAACAAACACTTATCAGGCACAAAGGTTTTTAGGCACTGATGGTGAAGCCAGCATTGAAAGCAATCACGCAACCAAATATCCTATCATTTTTGGAACTGATGGAGAAGCAGAAGCTGAAATCCAAAAACAGTCTCATCAGGAACCCAAGGTTTTTGGAACTGATGGAGAAGCAGAAGCTGAAATCCAAAAACGGTTTAAACACAATAGTTTTGGAAACCAGGAAGAAGAAACAATTGAGCTTTTACCTGAAGCAGATGAGGAAACAACTGGCAACACCCAAAGTTACGGTATCATACGCTGTCCCTATTGCCACATGATTGTAACACATAACAACTCATGTGATGTCTGTGGAGAGGAACTCAGATAAAAATTACCTGACATTTTAAGATCTCATACTCCAGGAGCCAGTCATTCGTGGCTGGCTCTTTCCTTTAATATTTATCCAATTCTTTTTTCAAATCAAATTTTCTATTATATTTTTTCTTTATTCTAAATACAATTGTAGGATGAGGCATCTCACCCCTAACTCCATCAATCAAGTCTAATTGTGTAATAGGTCTAACCTGAGTTTTTTTAGGTTTTTTCCTCTTCCTTCTCATTATTTTTTAGATCCTCTTAAAACCACTCTAAAGCCCATAGAAAGCTTTTCACTTATTCCGAATAGCAACCTACATAAACCCCTATGGGAAATCCAGTGAGGCACGTCTGAGAGCATTATACACATAATTTTACCCTATAGTATTGACCCTATTCACTACATCTCATATTTTTGATCCTTTTCAATAGCCTCAAACAACTCTTCCAAGCTCTTTTCATGGTCAGATAATCTCTGAGCCATCACAAGTTCTCTTAAAACAGCTATAATCCTCTTCTGGTTTTCTGAAAGTTTTTCCATTACAAATGAAACCTTCATCACAAGCTCAGCCTGACTGGAACTTAAAGCCCTAAGCTCATCCATTTCTTCATCTATTTGTTTGAATACCGCAGAAAGCTTCTCTCTTTCTAATTTAGTCATTTCTCTTCCTTCTTTTCTGTGAGCAAAGCTCCTTCAAAATCTTTGAAAAAGTTTTTGTAAGAACTTGTCGTTCCATCTTCCGAACAAATCTTTAAATGAATCCAAGTTCCAGGAACCACATGCAACTGTCCTTTGTTATCTGAAATCCTGTGGACAGTTCCTGTATCAATCACAGCCACTGGATTATAAATCCTTACACTCTCTCCACCTTTAAACCTATATAAAATATACTTAACACTTGATAAGTCTGTTTCACCTTGGGAAAAAATTTTACCATCAACAACATCTTTCTCATCTTCAATTTTTTTCATTTCATCTCCTTATTTATTTTTAAACAAACTCCCAGAAGCAATTTTTGTAGCTACACCAAAAACAAGACCAACAATATAAACCACTAAAACAATCCAACCTGCTTGGACAAGTGTCATAGGCTCCTGTGTAACATTCAGATAGTCAACAAAAACTGCATTCCATCCACTTAAAATAATCCAACCACACAAAGCAACAACCAAAGCAACAAGCCCTAAAGCTAAAGCAACACACAAAAGAATCAACAATCCAACTCCTAAAAATTTTAAAATTACCAACCAAGGCATTTTAAGTTTTATCATTTATATCTCCTTTTGTTTTATTTTTTATATTGAAGTCTTGGTCTGTCTTTTAAATCTATAAGCAACCTTCCAAGCATCCTGAGTGCTAATCGCATCTTCTTTACAATGCTCCAAAATATAATCAAGACTTGGTTGATGCCCTGATTGAGCTCTATTCCAATACCAAAATTCCATAGGATGTGTTTTACATTCAATACCAAACAAATCACAAAAGGTAGCTAAGGAATTCCTATGAAGCCTAAACTTTGACTTGACTGTATCAAATAAGTCCTCAACAAACAGTTCCATATAATCTGGAAAGAACAGCTCCTTAGCCAATGCTTTCTTCTTTTCCTTTAATGCTCTTTGTTCCCAAAAAACTGTTCTGGTTCTCACAAAGGGAACATCAAACCGATAATCCTTTCCCCAATAAACAACGATCCTATCAAACTTTAACAAATCCTTACACAATTGAATGCACAAGTTTCTATCAAACACTCCATCATGAATATCTTTTGGAGTAACTGTCCTGGAAATTAACTCACCATCCAACTCCTTAATACAGTAGCAAAACATATACCCAAAGTTGGCTTTAAAGTTGGTTGCTTCAATATCAAAGAACCCAACCTTTTCTGTAAATGGTGGATTAATAACAGGTTTGTCTTTAAAGAAACATGCAGGATGCTCTGTGTAAAGTCTTCCATGTTCCTTACACCTGTTTGTCCATAACCAAAGCATATCCCTCTTTAAGAGTTTATGAGGATTTAGTTTTGGAGCAAACACGTCTTTGTCATTACTTGTTTTGTTTTTACTCATTATTTTTATACCCTTCCTTTATATAATTCTAAGGCTTCAATAGCCTGTCTATCCTTCTTATGAAATCTTAAATGTTTTTCAATCTTGTTCACATGAGCCCTGTCATGTTTTCCAAGCCTTCTATAGACTTCACACTTAGCTCTATTCCTTCCAATCTTCCTTCCACCTTTTCCTACTTTCTGATTAGCCATTTTTCTGTTCCTGTTGTTTGGCTTTAAACATTGCTTTGCATCTTCCCAATTCTTTCTTTGTCATGGTGAACATCTTCTTTAATACACACCATCTAACACCCAAGCCTCTATGATGTGTTACAATCCTTCCAATACGTAACACTTCTTTTTCATCTATATCCTGTGTTCCCATTTTATCCCACAAGATTTTCTTTTATCTTTTGCCATACCAGCTCATGAAGATAGTAAAAAACCATCTTAGCAACAATCTCTATCCCACCAATTGCCAATGAAAGTTTTAACTGACCTGTAAAAATATAAACAACTACAACTGTAGTAGTAGCTCCAATCAATCTGTAACTTATGGTTTTGAAAATAGGAATCCACTTATTTAGTTCCATCTTCCTGAACTTCTCCCTCTTCTTCCTCATCTGGGATCTGAGGATGAAGTTTATATTTCCAATACCCACTATCATCTTCTTCCCAATGCTTTCTAAATTTAATCCAGGCTTCATCAGCTATAAACGTAAAGTCCTCAGCTTTAGCTTCATCCCAACACTGAACAAAAAAATTATATGCCTCTTTATTCCCATGAAAAGTCATCTTCAAATAAAACTTCTTAAACTTCCTTGGGTCTGATAAATCCTGTGGACTGTTATAAGTTGTCACTGGTTTCTTAGCCATTTTATTTCTTCTTTTTCTTCCATCCATAAACAGTATAGTTTGGTGGCTCTTGGTCATCTCTTACAATATCTATCTCATAACCAAGTTTCTCAAGCCTTCTTGCAGTTCTGATAACCTCTTTATAAGCTTCACCACACTCAACAGATGTTGATACCATCTGGTCAAACTGTCTATCTAATTCCTTTTGGTTTTTCCCATAAACATCTGGCTCCCACACAATATCATTCTCCTGTCTCTCATCTTTTGTTAGATGCTCTTTATCACCAGTTAAATACACTGTTGGGATTGTGTCTGGAAATGCCTTACAAGAAAACCGATTAGAATTTAAATGTTTACAAACTCTACATGTTTTAACATTAGACAGATTATCAAAAACATCAGGAAAATCTCCTGCATCTGTATAATAAGAACCAAACCTTTTTTTGATTTCTTTTTTTGTTAAAGCCATTTTTATAAACCTCTCTTTAAGGATCAGCCAGGAGTTGAACCTGGGTCTCTTGGTTCACAGCCAAGTGGTCTTACCCATTGAACTACTGACCCATTTTATGGTTCAATAATCCTACTATAAATTCAACCTATGGTTTCTTCTCCAGTAGTTCTACTTCATCCTGAATAGCCCTGAGTAGTTCTTCAGGAAGCCCTTCATCTGTGAAAACATAATCATAAAACTGGTTCTTAAATAATTTTGAGTGGTCATCAATACCATCTAATATTTTTTTAGGAATGCCAAATGGAAAAGCCAGGCATTTATCTCCACCAATGAACCATGCACAGCCATCACAAATAGGCTCCCTAATCAGAGTTTTTTCAAACTCTTTATCTATCTTTTCATTGTTAGTTGTCATTCCCACCTCTATAATAATTATATCATAAATTCAAGTTTTGTCAAGGCTTGAATTCTAACGCCTTAAACAATTGTCGCATCTCAGAATGAATCCTCTGAGAATTCCCATTCATATAGAGTGCAAAATTTTCAGCAATACACTCAAAGAAATTATCTTTACCTCTCAGGGTAATTGCAAATTTATCTTCCCATCCTATTGGAGCATCACATCTATTCATATACCCACTTGATGAAGTCTCCATTGTATATCCTTTTTGAACAAAAAACCTCTTAACTTTCGTTAAATTTAATTCATGAATAATATGACCAGCCTCATGAGCTACCACAATTTTAATCTTGGCTCCAATCTTATTACCAACGGAATGAGATGAATGATATTCCCAAGAATTGTAAGTTTTAGATTTCATAGCAGTTAATGTTTTCGTAAGCATATCCTGTTCAATTAAGAATGCATCCAAGGCTCTTTTATAGTTTGCAATTTTTGTTAATGTGGATGCTGTTTGAGAAAAATGTGTTTCAAGATATGAAATATTAGAAACACCATTTCTTATGTTTGTTTCAAGCCAGTCTAATCTTCTCTTTATCTGTGTGGAAGTTCCTCTATTCTGAACCTGATCTCCAAGATTTATACCCAACCGACCAGTAGCAAGATTTGCATAAGCATTCCTTCTCCTACCACCACTATTAGTTGCATTTAAAAAAGCAAGTCTTCTTTGTCCCTCTGGTCCAAGTGAATACTTTGCCATAATATCATCAAGCATTTCAGCCAAGCCCTGCAAAGCATCTAATTTTAATACACCAATAGTAGCCTCAGTATAACGTCTGGCTTCAATACTCTCAGCTACATTAGTTTTAAGCCATTGAACAGCCTCTTGAGTATTTACAAATTTTGGAACTCTTCTACCCACATCCTTTGCAACTGCTTTAACCATATCCTGCAATGTTTTTTCACGAAGAAGAATTGGATCAACACCTTTTGGAACATCTGTTGAATAATGTTTCCAGTCATCAAAGTATTTTTGAAGGCTTTTAAAGTTCTTCAAACACTTTCCTTCCTGAGACATAATGAGATAAGGGTCAACAAATCGAAGGTCATTTCCTATCTTAGCTCTTGATATTGCTCTGTATTGACAATTCTGGAGTGACAAGTCTGCAAAAACTCCTGTTGCTTTATAACCACTTTTCTGTAGCTGGGTCAACCAATCAACTCTTGACGCACCAAAGTTTGCCATAGTGCCATCATACAAAATATTTAAGCCTCTGGCTTGAACCTCAGCCATCAATTGTTTTAAAATTACTTTGGATTCTTCATGGTATAAACCTGCTCTATACCCCAAACCTTTGTATTGGTCTGGATGACTAATAACACCACTGGCTAAATCATCAGCCCTTGCCAACATATCTTTAATCATATCAGTATTAAGATTAACATACTTATCCTTCCAACCTGGGTATAATTTATCTAAAATCGCTGATTTACCACTACCTGAATATCCACCAGTAAACAATGCATCATTTCCTGTAGTTCCTTTGTCTAAAATCTTCTCCATAAGTTTCTTATGAAGATTGTCTCTTGTAGAAGAAAGCTTGCCATTAACAGTATATTTTGTTAATGTATCACCACCAGCATTATAAACCTCTAATCTATATTTACCAATCCAATCTCTTACCTCTTTTGCTGTAACTGGTCTCCCTAATTTATCCGAAAAATATTTTAAATCAGCCTGACCAATCACATCATCCATAAGCATCCATCTATCCATTTGGATAATCTGGTCTTGGGTTGCACCAAATCTCTGAGCAAACACATCTCCCATTCTGGCATTCAAATAATCACCCTTGAGAGCAAAGCAACAATCACCCAATGAATTTATTTTTATTGCTCTTCCAGTTCCAAACCTTATACCAAGAGTCCCATCTGTAAATCTAATTATCTGACCTGTCTCTGCTTGTAATCCTCTTAACCAAACAACCTCATCCCCAGGTTTCAGCATCTGAAATTCATGTGGCTTCATCAAGTAGCCACCTTTAGCCATAGCTGACCTCATAGAACCAACAAGGTCTCCAACAGCCTCAGTTGGAAGGAACCTATAACCTGGGTGCTGTTTACCTAACTCAAGCAACTGACGATTATACATCCGTCTTTTCTTAATCCAATCTATTTTATACTTTGTTCCATGAGTGCCTTCCATCATCTGTCTGGCTTGGTTCAACTTTCTTCGTATCTCATGATGCTTCTGCATCAGCTCATCTGGAGCATCCACCAGCTTTCCAAATTTGTCTGTAATCTTTCCAGCCATATTATCTGCTGTTGTTTTAGGAAACAGGTCTCCACCTAAGCCATGATGAATCCCTCTATCAGGATCTCCACCTTTTAACTTTCCATCCCTTGGTTTGAATTCTAATCTACAGTAACATCTAAACAGACATGGAGTATCACCTGCTCTTGGAGTTGTGGGAAGGGTCTTCCACGTATATCTCTTCTTGGAAAGTATAGGACACACATCACAATGCTCCAACTGTGGAACACCAAGTCTCCAATATATCCAAACCTTATCACCAGCACCTGCAAGCATTCCATTATAAAATTGAGCCTTTCCTGTGTTTGAATAATACCCTGCTCTTTTTAAATATGGGTGCCTTGGTTTATGAAGTGGGTTTTTAATATCATTCAAAAACCTTTTAAAATACTTCATCTCATTTCGTCTGGCTTTGTTCAAAAAAGAAATATCTCTTCTGGTCATTCCTAACTTATCATAATATTCATTACCAACCGACATTGCTCCAGCTTTAAACAAATCCTTGTAGTTTGCTCCTGTCATACTTTTAAACTGCTTCATTGCATTAGCCCAACTTAGTTTCCCATTTTGAAACTTATTAATCATATCATACATATCTGTATGAAAAGACGCTGAAACACTTTTATATAAATTAAACCCAGCCTTCATAAGCTCTGGATTTTCTATACCTAACTGCATAAAAAAAGAAGTCTGAGCCAACATAATAGGATCATGCTTATTGAACTGAGCCACAAAAGCTTTATCAACTTCTTCCAGTGCTGGAATAGCTCTTTTTAATTGTTCATGTAACACTAACATTTTAAACCTCTATCCAAAGGTTGCTGGAGTCTCCATTCATAGACCTCAGATTTATCTCTCCCACCTATCTCTTAGCTCCTCTTCCCTCTCTTCACCAACAGATTTCATTCCTTCTACCTTATTATCCCTATCTGTTTTATAAACTATTATATCTTTTAAATCATCTAAGAGCTGTCTTACATAAGGGTCTTTTCGTATCATATCAGCAACATACGAAGGAAGCTGTGTATAAGACTCTGAAGTTTCTCCTGGTGGAACCAGAGCATAATTCTCAATTTCCTCTTCCGTAAAACCTAAGAGCTCTGTGTATATCCACATATTATTCAAAGCTCCAATATCCGTTGCAAATATTTTAGCAATATCTGCTTTTATTCTTAACATCTCATATTTCAAAAGCTCATCAGTTGTTGCCAATTCTGGAAAAACAATATCCCACCTAAAAGCCATTGGGTTAAGCCCAGCCAAAATAAATGTCAACTCATAAAACCTTTTTAAACCAGGAATCAAAGATGTCTGTCTTCGTCTAACCTGTCTGGCAAATTGAATGTCAATCTGACCAAGGGTTGCCTTACTTCTAACCCCCTCTTCTAAACCAACATACGCTTTAGGAATATTCAAAGCCATCAAGAACTTGCTTTGAAAATATTTAACATCCTCAATATTCCCAATATTCATATCACCAGAAAGAACTTCAACACCCTGCTTAGTTCCTTCCTTTGTAGGAATCACCATATCCTCATCTGGTAATGGGGGAGAATCTGATATATTTAATCTTCCTGTATCACGATCAATAACCTCTTTACGCTTGACCCTCTCCAACCACTTCTCAGCAAAGTCCCAAGCATCATCAGAACTCATGCCTGTAGTATCAACATGAAATGCATATCTCATCCAGGCTCTTGTCATTCGTGCCAGAACCATTGAGTCATCAATCCAAAGGAGCTGTCTTCCAATCCTCTGAGAAGCATTAGCAAATATACTTTTGTTTACTCCATATACATCCCTTCCCAACTTAAAATGAATCAATCTCCACCAATCAAACTTTGTTCCTTCCTTATCCCACTCATCTCTTTTTTGTAGGTATGGAAAATCCGTATCAGTGCATACACCTCTTTCATCTACATTTGCAAATATTTCTTTTGGTGGTAACTGCTTTAACTTAGCAGGAAAGTATTTTCCGTTTCCATCTGATCCAATAACCAACTCTTCAAAGTCATCACCAAAACACGTTAAGTCCCTTGCAATATCCCAAACATAATCCTTAATTTTTGTTCTCTGTTCAGCCTCTTTAACTACAGCCTCAATCTGTTCCTTATTAATTGCTGTTTTATCTATAAAAACACTGTAGTTTTCTTCTCCACCAATAGCTCCAGACACAATATTATCTGCATAAATATTTAATCCACAAGAAGCTTCCGATAAGTTTCTATCCAAAAACTCATACTTATCATACTTATCATTTCTATTACCAGAATACGTCAGAATGTCCAGATACCACTTCTTCATAATTTTATACCAACTACCACCTGAAGGAGTTGGACTCCTTAACTCAGTTGTTCTTTGAGTTGGTTCATCTATGGTTCTGTCTTTAAACACAACAGATAAAAAGTTTCTAACTGTATTTACAAAACCAATATTTTCTTCTTGAGCCATTTTTCACTTCCCACTATTAAAATATTAAACCCCTTGACAATCACTCTTTGTCTTGGTTCCTGGTATATCGAATCCCATCAAATGTTAAATCAGATAAGGTTGTTTTTAATTTACCTGATTCAAAATATGTTCTAAAATCTTCTACATATGGACACGTCTGAAAAAAGTCCACCATATAAGTTGCAAACTCTATAGGAGATTTTCCAAAACAAGAACCGTTCATTTGAACAGTCCAATCCATACAGTTTTCAAATCCTAAATACTTCTGTGTCCCACAACAATTTTTCCAATTATTAATCTCTGGTTGTTCTTCACAACAAATATAAAAACTCAAACCAAACATCTCTGCCATCTGCTTAAAGCTTTTATACTCCTCAAAAATAAAAGGCTTCTCAACTTTCCACCAATGCCCAGTGCTTATAAGAGGATATCCAAACTTGTTCAAAAAAAATAAATAATCATAGCCTAAGTTATCATTAAGTATGTTAAGATATTTTTTCGTCTTAGGCAACCGCACAAACTCACAGATAATATCCCTCACCCCAACTGACGAAGCCTCTGCAAATAACTTCTCTGGACTATCTGTCAACATAGGAAAAACTGGACTATATCTAAGCTGAGTAATAATATCATTCTTATATAATTTATAAAGTATCTCAAGACGTTCAGAAGCTGTTGGAGCATGTGGCTCTAAACACGCAGTTAAATCCTCATCCAATGTCGTTAATGTCATTTGAACCACAACAGGAATTTGTTTTAATAACTCTATATACTTATCATCCCCAATCACAATACCTTTCGTATTAATAATTACAGGATACTTATACTCCTTCAAAATCTCCAATGCCTTATAACTTACTCCCTCTGTTCTTTCAATCTCCTGAAACCCATCTGTTATGTTTGCAAATCGAAAAGGTATCCGCATCCGTAACAGCTTACTAATCTTATCCTGTCTATTCTCCTTAAATGCCCTCACAAACTTCTCTTCAATTATATTCACATCTGCTGGAATAACAGTATCCCATTTTTTGTAAATATCCAACACCCAACCAGCATAACAATATACACACTGATGAGCACATCCTAAATACGTATTAAGAACTAAAGCCTGTGGACAAACAAACTTCTCCTCACCACCAGCAATATTAATAGGAGTTTTATACTTCTTAACCACCATCACCACACCTTATGTTTTTTAGGAACCTCTTCACCATAGGTTGTTGTAAGCCAAGATGCAAGCCTCTCAGTGCTCCACGTCTTCTCCTTTTTGGAAGCCCTCTTTAACCTATTCCGTTCACGCTTCATTTTGTTATCCTGTCTTCTCTTCCGTCTGTCTTCTGTAACTTTCCTCACAGCTATTTTTCCTTTTTCCTTTTCGTCTCTAATAGCAGGATCAAAGTTTTCCTTTCTCTTCATCCCCATAAAATTCTGAAGATTTTTAATACGGTATTTCTCTCTTTTTCGTTTACCCATTACCTCATCCTCTTTTCTTTTTAACAGTAATATTCCCACCAACAAAATCTCTCATCTCTTCTTCTGCATCCTGAAGCCTTTGCCTAATCTGATCTTTGGATTTTGCTCTTTTCATATGTGGAAGTCTGGCTTTAATCTCATCTGCTGAAAGTTTTAATTCATGGTTAAAAGCCTGAAAGGTAGCTCCAGTTACAGCATCAGCAACATCCTTGCTTCCTTGTGGTGGATGGTCAACCTTGTTTACTTCACTGTTTTTTTCCAATTGAGAAAACTCAGTGAGCACTGGTTCATATTCATACATCATCATTCTTGAATCATAAAAAGCATTCTTTGTAATAGTATAAGGAGTAATATCCTTATCCACACTCAAATGGTCACATGGCACTCCTTTCGTTCTCATTATCTGCATAAAGTCTGCACTCATAGTTTTTAAATCCAAACTCCCAAACCTCAAATACATTCCATGATTTTTCAGGTTTAGTAACACTGCTCTAACATTACCAAAACTAATTTCCCCATTACTTGGAGCAACCACACGTAACATCAAATCCACTTCAATTATTGGTAAATCCTCAAACACATTAGGAGCAATCATAACTTGTTTCCAACCACCAATATGAACAACCGCTAATCCTAAAGCATCTCCAGATAATGCAATATCTATATGCCAATATCTGGCTTTCTTAGGATGCCTTTTAGGTTTCCATTTCTTAGTCTCTTCATCTACCTCAAACAAAGACCCAATAATTAATCGTGATCCATCCTGAAGAGTTGTATCCTGTCTGCTCCATGGATGAACTAACTCACTATCAATTGCATCATATATCACCTCAGCATCAGGGAAAAATGGGTATATAGCCCTTGTTACCTCTCCACCAAAATCCCTTACACTTCCCTCTACATCCCTATAAAAATCTTGCCACAACTCTACAGGAACATTCAACACCTTTCCAGTAATTGTAAAGTCTTCCTTCTTAATTACTGTTTCCTGTTTCACATCATATTCATCAATAATTCTGGAAGTCTTACGTGAAGATCCTACCTCAACTCTAAAAGTTTTATTACTAAAAACTGGAATCCCACTAAGAAACACATCCTTCTTTCCTTCCCACTGACTCTTCTTAATATACTTAATAGTCCTACCTAAGCTTCCATCTTTTGTAGCCTCATCTACCCTACGTTCAATAAAATCATCTGGGAGCTGAGCAGATGAAATTAAAAATAGTTTTCCAAGAGGAAGACCACTACTCATAAACCTTGACTTAGTTCTTCTGGAGACTGTATCATATAACTTTTGTGCAGGGTCAAAGGATTTTCCAAAAGCCCTTTTTGACTTTTCCACAATTCTAAAAAAGTTAAGCTCATCACAAGCTCCACCATAGATATCATCTCCAAGAGCACTCAAGCTCTCACCAGTTCCTGGTTTAAAAATAATCTGCTGTCCTGTCCTGGTTCCAACCTCTTCCTGTTTCACATTCCATTCAAGAGAGTCAATCAAGCGTGTGTTTCGTGGGAACCTCTCTTTAAAATATGGAGATGAATCAACCATAACTTTAAGTCTGGTAAAAATAACTTCCTTAGCCTTCTTAGCATTAACTGACATATTTATGAATACCAATGGAGAAGTAGGAGAAGCTCCTAACCATCTATGTGGATTTGTATAAGCACTAAGCTGACCAATCATATATGCCAGACCTATACAAGCCAAAAAGGTTTTTCCCCAACCAATAGCTCCAGCCAGAATAACTTCTACATAATTATTTCTTGGGTCAAAAATATCTATCAGATCTGGTTTGTTATCTGGGTATAAGTCCTTAGCTATTTTACCAAAATAATAATCATCTTCTAAAAACTGTTCAATATCAACAAAGGGTCTTCCCTCTTTATAAATACCATACAAGTCAGCATCCATAGCACCAACAGAAAACTCCAACCGATTAATATCATGTAACGTATCATCTATTTTTGACATTGCAAAACTCTGTTGCCTTTTGTCTTTCACAGCTAAACACAAACCGATAAATCCTCTTAATCTTTTTGACATCTACCAGCTTTGCCAAAAACCACTCTCTTAATCCCCAATCTGTAACCTGTCCTACCACATCCCCAATTGTAGGAATGCCTCTATAAAACGTATAGAAGTGTTGTTGCATAATTCCATTTACACAATTTATTCCAACAATGGGAAACGTAAAAATAAGTAAGCAACTCTCTTCCATTAACTCAAAAACAATTGGGAAAAATTTATCTGGATACCCATAAGAATCAATATCAATTAACCCAAACTTTTTTCTGTCTGCACGTAATTGATACACATAATCAAAACTACTCTTATGCTGTGACTTTGTTAATGAAGTAACATCAGCTCCTCTTGACTTATAGAATGCAGTCAAGTATCCTTCTTCACCACCAAAAATTTCTAACACATTCTTCTTGTGGAAATTAAAACACTTACTGAATTCTAACTCCAGAAGCTGATTAGTTTTTTCTTTCGGGTGATGGTAGTCCTCAACATTCAACTTTTGATTGAGTCTTTGTTGTTTACGATTAGCAGAAATTTTACTTGTCATTTTGTTCTTGTCTGTGAAAAGTGGTTTGAACTGACTTTACATCTTCATATCTTTCCGACAGCTCAAGCTCCGCACTGTAAGCATCATCCTCATCTTCATAAACCCCAGATATCTGAAGGTCTCCATCCACAAATACAAATAAAACAAACACTTGATTTTCTTCCATTTTTTCCTCTTTCTATTTATTTCTTTCGTTTGCTATTTTTTGAGTTAAACGTAACTCCTTAGCCAACCATTCCAAAAGCTCTTGTTTTTTAGTATCAATCTTGGCTACTAATCCCTCTTTCAAATCGTCTGGTAAATTGTGCAAAGACTCCTCAATAAAACCTTTCCTGGTTGTCTTCTCTGCATCTCTTAATCTACCATGTGAATCTTCTAAAAACTCTTCTGTCCTAATCAACCAATGAGCAATCAACCTTGATACTGACATTTCCTTATAGGGAAGAGATTTAAAATCTCCCTTTGAAAGCTTCTCAGCCTGATCTTTAATAAAAGCCTCATAACATCCATAAACAATTTCATAAGCTTCTAACCTTGCCTTGGTCTTGGCAACCGTCTTCAAACCAATTTCAGAAGCTTCCTTCTGTATAACATTTGTTACACCAGTCTTTGCTTCTACCTCTTCTTTTGATGAAAGAAAATTTTTATTCATGATATAACTACCCTTCACATAATGATATACAAAAAACAACACCAATTCTTAAATAATTCGTAATCATATAGTTACCCTAACCAATCCAAACACCCACATATTCATATATTCTAATAAGTCTCATCTATCCTCTCACGAATTATTTCAATTGCCTTCGTTAATTTATCCTCTCTCCCAATAAACAAATGATGTTTCTTTAAATCCTTCTCACATCTCTCAATCAAATTTGCTCTTGCTTCTTTAACCAAGTATAAGTCTTCAGGGTTTTGAGTCATATCATGCACACTAAAATACTCAATCCCATACTTGTTTGAAAAAAACTTTTTTAACTCCCTTAAAAACCTTTCTGTATTTTTCCTATAGATTGTATCAACAACCCTCTTAACAGTTGCCAAAGTCAATCGTCTATCCTTATGCCTATGCCTGTAATATGCATTCTTAATAAGCTGTTCTGAAACACCAAAATATTGTGCAAGCACACACCTTGTCATTCGATCATTCTTAACATCCAACGTATCGACAATTACTTTATTTCTATAATTAGTCCAGATTGAGGTTACACTTGGCATACTAATAATTCTTCCAGAATACAAGGTTAATAACTTGAGGATTATATCCTTATCAAAATGGGTAAGCATATCTGCAATCACAGAGTTTGGGTATGCATCAACTACCCAATCCAACGCCTTCTTTGTA